TTTGACCAGAATTCGTAAACCTTTCGAATCTCAGGGTCCACCTGAGGACCCTCCTTCCAAGATTGAAATGTTTAACGAATTCATCGGCGTTGTGGATTATCAGCGTACTTCAGCTTTTCGTTTACTAAACCAAATAGCTTACGTGATTGCTCTAGGCCCATTTTTCCACATCCTCCAGTTGAAATTCCTTCCCGATCTTGTTGATCGGATTCTCTCGTTTCGTTTTCCCGATAAACGGGATAAGGACAGTTGGCTTGCCGAGTTGTTTTCCAACTTGACTTCAACAGTCGTTGGGATCGGGAAATTCATCATGACTGGTGAATTGAATCATCTTTACACCAAACCCGATAAACTCGTCACCTTCTTGATTGAAGCTGAATCGCTCATCAACAGCGTTCAAGAGCAACAGTACGATTTCCTCGACGAAGGAGATACGTACACGCACATGCTTGCTAAGATTTCTGCCATGCAAATTCGTGGCCAATCTTACGGCGTGACGCGCACCGACTTTGCGGGGACTCAACTCCGGAACGTCATGGTGAAACTTCAAATTTGTCTCGACGATTTCCAAGCTGATCATTCTTCTCGTCAATCCCGAATCCCATCTTGGCCACTTGCCATTGTTGGGCCTTCGGGTTACGGGAAGACTTCCTTGATCGCCCCAATGGTTCTCCACATTGTGTTTGAGGTTCTTGGGATCCCTTTTAATAGGGACCTCATTTACGCTCCGTCACCTGGGTCTGAATACTCTGAGGGTGTGCACAAACACACTCAAGTTTTTCTCGGGGATGATCTTCTTCTCACCAATGCTCAGGCTAAGGAGGGTAACCCCTTTGGCCTTTTCATGCAATGTTGTGACACAGAACGTGTCCGACCCAACATGGCATTCGGTGGGAAGGGGATGACTCTTGATCCCAAGGCCATTCTTTTGTTGTCCAATTTTCCCGATTTGGGGGCTGCGGATACAATGAAAATCCCCGCCACTTTGACTCGCCGTTTTAAAAGATGGTTTGTCAAGTGGGTTGGCCCTTCGTCTTTGAGGAAAGCCGTTGGCATCGACGTCGCTAAAATTGATCTTTCAGGTCCAACTTGGATTTTCTGCCGGTTGCTTGAGGGTGAGTCTTACGACGCCGACGGAAACGGCAAGTACGGCGAAGTGTTGACGTTTCTTGAGTTCCTTCGGTGGTGCCGGGACGATTTTACTGAGTTCCGGAAAACCGGAGCCATCATGCGAGACATTGCTCTCGGTTTGGATTGCGACAAGTGCCCTTCCTGTGGGGTCCACCTCTCCGTCCATCCGGGGCGAAGAGCGTGCGATTACAATCTTTACGAATGGATCCCCCGAACTTATCCGGATCCTGAAGACGATGACGTTTGCCCTCCGGTTCTCTTTTCAGAGCAGGTTGGCCGCGTCGAAATGACCATTTCGTCGTACTTCCAAATCTTCGTTTTGATTGTCTTTTCTGGTGTGTTTTATTTCAGCTGGTGGTATTCCGCATTCTTGATTGCGTGCGGTCTCGCCATCCTCTTTTCGGGATTTTGGAGGGCTTTTGCCCTTATTGTCCCTGAGAGTCTCCTCGGTTACTTTCTTAAGGCCCGTTATGCCTTGATGATGGTGATCGATGAGATGTACGGGAATGCATACTCTCCAGAAATGCGTCATGCTTTTCTTGTCATGTGGGCTTCGCCCGTTGTGAAGTTCCAGCAGTACGAGAAGTTTCGTCGTTTTGTTACGATGAATCAGTATCGTATTCTCGCGGGAATGTTGGCGGCTTCGGCTCTCATCGCAATGCTTTCTGCTTTTGGAAGATCCATGTCTCAACCTCAGGGGGGAGTTGAGTCGACTGCGGCATCCAAAGCACCCATCCCCCCTAAAAAAGAAGAAGAGGAACCGGTGATTCCCCTGGCCGCCGCTCCCAGGCGGGCTCCTCCTCCGGAGCAGCGTACAGAGAACGCCCTCGTTGCTGAGGGTTTCTCCTCCGTTTCCTTCGGAGGTGATCCGACTCTTTCGCTAACGCGACAAGCGGTGGCTCATTATTCTTCTTCGGAATTCCCCATGCGCCTACAACAGGCTTCTGCGACTTTTGCGTTCACCCACTCTGATGGGATGCTTACTCATACGTTGAAGGTCCATGGAATCAATATTCTTGGATCCATGTGGGTTTTCCCTTCCCATTGTCTCAAGGACGGTTACGATTTTGACGTTTCTTTGCAGGCTCCGGTCGATACCGGTTTTGTTACCGGGTCCGCTTTGGTCCTCCGTCAGAAGCAAATTTTTCGAATTCCTCATCTTGACCAAGCTTATTGTTTTTTGAACACGCCAACGCGCGTGAGTCTTAAACGTAACTTGGTCCAAGAGCCCATTGAGATACCTTTTGTGGGCCAATTTGGTCGTCCGGACAATGTCCTGGCGTCCGGGACTTATCACCTTAATAAGAATCCCGGCGCCCCGGCCTGCGGGCTGGGGTACGTTGGTCCATCGTTGTCTTCGCTCGGCGATTGCGGCACCCCCTTATGGGGGAGCTATAACGGGGTTACGACCCTGTTTGGCTTCCTAGTGGGGGGCGACGTTTCGCCCTTCCAATTGAAGACGACCAAGAGTACCGTGGGTTTGTTCACCCCCGTTACGAACTCCGTGGTCATGGAGGCATTTTACGCATTATCCGATAATCCATCGGTGATCGTTAGATATCCTCCGACGGAGCCCCTTTTCCATTGGCAAAAACAATGTGAGGGGGTAAACGTCGGGCCTCTTTCGACTAAGAGTTTGTTGCGGAAGTTCCCGCCGGACTTCGTTTGTCGGGGGACCGTTCTTGGCTCAATGGAGCCAAACTACGTTTCCTCCCCAAAGATTTCCATGTTTCGAACGCCTTTCCTCGGCCTTGTTGAAAATCCGGATCAATGGCAGCCCGCTCGGGCCACCACTCATCTTGATTTCGGGTACGCCTACGGGTGGGGGAATGCGTATTGGACTGAGTACAAAGATCTTTGCAAATCGAAGTTCGACATTCCCATTTTGGAACGTGCGGTGCGAGACTACGTTGATCAAGTCAAACGCTTGGTGCCGTTGCCACCTGGGGGTCACCTGCGCGAAATGAGCATTGAATCTGCCTTTCGTGGAATCCCCGGGACCACAATTCGTAAGCTACCTGCGAGCACCTCGTCGGGTGGTTTGCACATCAAGAGAAAGAAGGAAGTTTATTATTTTTCATCACCTGAGATGGAAGATGATGACGCCTTCGAGCTCACGCCTGAAATGAATGAAGCTGTCCGTCTCATTTTCCAATATGAACGTGACGGTGTTTTCTTCCCCCTGGTTGCCACTCTCATGCCAAAAATGAATGAGGTGCTCAGCCAGAAGAAAGCGCAATCGCGAGTCGCTAGGACGATTTACAATCTCCCAATGGCCTTCAACGGTCTCATGAGATATGTATTTGCCCCACTCTTTGATTACCTTCAGCAATTCCCCATCGAGACCGAGATGATGCTCGGTGTCAATGCGATGGGCCCCCAATGGGGGGAGGCGGCGCGTTTCCTTTCACGCTTCGGTGGGAAGCTCTGTGCTGACCCCGATGTTTCGGGAGCCGATCGTATCAATCCTGATGATGTCAATCAGATTGCGTATTGGGAACCTGTTCGCGAATTCTGCGAGTGGTTCGGTATGCGACCTTCTTTGATTAAGCTGGGTTGTTATTTGATCGCGAGTTTGACACAACTCATGGTGAATTTTCGGGGCGATATCGTTATCGTTGAGGGGCAAAACCCCTCTGGTGGTTATCAAACGACCACCCTCAACACGTTCATCATGAATATTTTCATTCGCTACGTTTATTACAAGCAACGTTCCGAATTGGAAGCTCTCAACCGTCTTCCGAAACTCAACGATTTCCGTGACAATGTCTCTAACTTATCGTATGGGGATGACGGTGTGTGGGAGGTGAATCCGCTTGTAGCCGATTGGATGAATCCGTTGGCGTACAAGGAGGTCTTGCAGTCTTGTTCAGTTCCGATTAAATTCGGGTCTAACAAGGATGGAGCAGCGGTTTTCGCTGATATCCAGGCAGTGACTTTCCTGAAGAGGAAGTTTGCTTTGCAAGCCGGAGGGCAGTGGTTTTGCCCCCTGGAACGTTCCAGCATTGAGAAAATGCTCAGCTGGTACGAACCATCAAAAACCGTTCCCCAAAAGGAACAGCTCGCCATGATCTTGGAGAGCGCCGCGAGGGAGATGTTCTTTCATGGGTTTGAGGAATTCACTAAATCAGTGATTGCTTTTACCCTTGAGGCCGAGAGGCTTGAACTCCCTCCTTTGCGGATTCCTTCTTACGTCGAGCTTACTATGAAGTACGACGCTGGGGAACTTCGATTCTGGTGAAAATGTAGCCAGCTGGGTTATTGCTGAGCCCATGTCAACAAAAGCAACGGCTGGGGGTGCCGAGAAGATCCCCCCCAGAAAATGTCAGATAATAAAAATCATAAAACACAATAATAAAAAGTTGATCATACTGAATGATATTGAACGAGATAAGGGCATTAAGTGGGCAACGCTTTCCTCTTGGAGCGTCCCATCCCCGCGGTAACCAGTCCGTCTTACAAGAATTTCCGGTTGTGCGAACCGGGTGAACAAAAAGCGTCTTCCCCTCCGCAAGGAGGATGCCATCTCTTTCAACATGGAAAATCAAAACAATTCTTCGGAAACTGAGGCCCCTGGTCTCGCACAACTCAAAAACGTCACCAATGATATCACTCTCCAGACGGGAGATATCAATGCGATTGCTGGTATGTCTACATACGGCAACCCAACGGCTTTCATCCCGTCCGCCATTTCCCGGCCGGCTGGAGATGACTTGGCGTTGTTCTTCAAGCGTCCTGTCCTTCTGGACACCATCAATTGGACATCCGGGCTAGTTCAGTCCGCTATTTATCCATATACCAGATGGTTTGGGACACCTACCGTTCACGACAAGTTAGCCAATTATTCGTTGGTTCGATTGGACCTTCATGTGGTGTTTATCTTCTCAGCCCAGCCAATGCTGTATGGGGGCCTCCGCGTGTGTTACAACCCGTGGGGGATCTCCAATCAGGCAGGGATTGAGCGTGGAGGAGATTTGCGTCAATGCACTTCAGACCTTACGGCGTATCTTTCTGCGTCGTCGTCTGCGGGTGCTCATTTCATTCTCCCGTTCTTTTATGATACTCCGTGGCTCTCCAATGCCCGAGGTACCAATGAGGAGACGAATTACTACAACGATATTGGCGGCTTTATCACCATTCCCGTCGCCCCTCTTGCGAGGGCGGATGCCGTCGCCCCTGGCAACCTTACGGTCAGGGTGTACGGTTGGGCGGAAAATGTCCAGCTTGCTGCGCCTACCTTCATTTCCCAATCCGGGGAATATGCGTCCGGGCCGGTTTCTCGGCCCGCCACGGCACTCGCCAAAGTTGCCGGCATGTTTTCCGGAGTCCCGATTGTCGGCAAGTTCGCAAGAGCTACCGAGATTGGTGCCACCGCGCTCGCGTCCGTAGCAACTTTGTTTGGCTTTTCTAAGCCTGTCAACATCACGGATTCGCAGGTGGTTGTCCAACGAGCGTTCTCCAGGTTTGCGTTTACTTCTGGGGTCGATACGGCTGAAAAGCTTTCAACCGATCCCAAACAGGAGTTGACTGTAGACCCACAATCAGTGGGACTCCCACCTGAGGAAATGTCCACCATCTTATCGATGGCTTCTCGAGAGGCGTACCTTACGGCTTTTAACTTGACGACCGCCGACACTCCATACAAGTATCTCACTTCGTGGTGTGTGTCCCCTAAGGCCTTTAATCAAGCTTCTTTGCCCAACATTTTCCCTTCCCACGTAATGTGGGCATCGTTGCCGTTTGGTATGTGGACTGGATCGCTCATTTACCGTTTCAGAATCTTTTCCTCGCCTTTTATTCGAGGCCGTTTGCTCGTTGCATTCGACCCCGCATATGGCGGGTTGGATTCTCCGGTCGCCCTTCCGGACATGTCCACCACTTCCCCCCCCGACATTTTGCGATCTTGCAAGTATTGCATGCTTGATTTAGCGAGCGATACGGACGTCGAGTTCCGAGTCGGGTGGGCGCAAGCTCAGCGGTGGGCTAGGGCGTATCTTCCTGCGGGAATTCAATATGATCCTGCTGGTGAGACGAACGGACGCGTCGGTGTTTGGGTTGATGCACCGATTACGGCTCCTGGCGCTTGTACGGTCACCGTGCTCGTCACCATTCGAGCTGGTGAAGATTTCATGGTTGCCGACCCCGCCATTTCTGCCATGAATGAGTTTCAAATGCAGTCTGGCGAGGCCTTGGTGGTTTCCAATGCCACCGGGAATGGGGCTGCGCTTAGGTGCGACCTCTATTCCGGCTCAGTGGACCCCGTGGCCGCGGCGTCGTGTAATGTTGGTGAGCGCATTGTCTCTATGCGCGCGATGGCTAAACGCTATTGCGCTTTGACGACTTTGACAGCTCCCAGCGTTTCTACAGCCAACACGGGGCTCAATATCATGACTTACGCCTTTTCTCCATGGCCTGAACCACGCCGTGTGAGTGTTGGGACCAATGGTGGGAATCTTTGGACGTGGGCATCGTGGTGGGCGGTCACGCACGCCGGTCATCGGGGTGGGATGAGAATCAAAATATCCCATAACATCCCGTCGACTGTGCGAGCCACCATTTGCATTGCTCGCTTGCCCGCGAACAACAACAACACCCTTTCGACGAATGGGCTTGGTTACCGATACCCGAGGCGCCTTACGGCGGCGAACGTCAACTCCGTTGGGAGCACCGCGTTTTTGTACGTGGATACTTCCATCGGGGATGGCGCGATGGTTATCGATGCTCATGCTCCAGGGGGGATCGAAGTCGATATCCCGTGGCATTGGTACCGGGATATGATTCGAACGGTCATTCCAACCGGCGACATTCCGACTTTTGAGATGCCATTCATCAGGCTCTCTGTCGAGACGTTTGGGGCGGAGCTTAATAATGTTTATTTCAACATTTACTCGGCAGCCGCCGAGGATTATACTCCGTTTTACTACGTTGCTCCACCGCCGGCGATCGCAATCAATACGATCACTCCCTACTCGACCTGGGCGTAAGCCCGGGCGGTGACCCTTCTGCTTGAGGGTCATTAAATATATCTGCAGGCGTTCAGCATTGTCGTACACAAGCCAAGGTTATTCTTAGCCTCCCCTCTGATGGGGGAATTAAGATATGGTACCCTTTATCCATAAAAGGGCGGTGCTGGTCACACCGATTGTTACGACGTCCCCATCCGGCTTTGAGTGAGTGCGGATGGAGTCTATCGCTTTTCGGGTTGCGCAAAAACCGAGATCCTGTTTTTTGGTTGTCAGTTACAACCGAGTCATGTTAGCGTTTCATGTAAAACAAAAAACGAATCCCCCGGGAAGGCCGGGGGGCGCCGTTGGCGCGATTTCCTACACTTAGTTTAGGGCTTTATCGCGCACGGCGCGATTAGTCCTTCACCTTTAAGAATGGGGGGTCATTATCCATACAATATGCTACCGGAAAGGTTTTAATCGCTTTATGCGAGGAATACTTCCTGCCGGGCCTGCAGTTGTTTTGGGAAATCCTATTTACCAA